CCATCACTAACACTACTATGATTTATATCATCTAGTGTTCCTGCTGTTCCGCCTATTAATTTGTTACAATAAAAGAAATTATTAGCCATTATTCTACTCCTATATTATTGGTCTATACGTATATTTTGACTCTGCATACCCCACATCAAAGGTTGAAAACCTTTATTACTTGAGCTTGAAGTAAATGCAAACCTAAAAGAATGACACCAACTAATTTGGTTCATATCTTTTGTTATTCTAACTGTTCTATTTAGTCCTTCACCTACAGACATATCTAACGTATCTGCTGGGGCAGAAACAAACGACACTCCTTCTGTACTTGTATTAGAAACACTAGAAGTAACATCAACAAATGCCCCGCCAGCATTACCATTATATGATATATTAGCAGTAACATCAGTAAAATCAGCAGTCAAACCACCACCAGAAGATGTATCTCCTGAATAATAGAGATCCAAACTAGCCCCACTTTCTGATAATAATTTTGTAACTAGTTTTAATCTTCTAAGTAAGGTTTTGTCCCATTGATTTCCTGTTGGAAATACATCCCCAACTTTAACAGAGTATGTTATATCAGAACCGTTCCAACTAGCACCAGTTTCTAATTCATATATTCTACCATCAGCAGCGCCACCATAAATATATTGATCACCAGTAGTTGCTATACTCTGTATACCACAAGTAATTGGTGTTCCTACATTAGTATCTTTCTCAAACCATTTTTGTCTTCTAACATCATACACAAGCCATTTATTTAAAGAAGTAGAGGTCGCTATTGGTATGAGTATATTCCATTCATTTTTTGTACTATCAAACCATGCTTGTGACGTATTGAAATAATCAAAATTTATACTATTCGTTTCGTTTGGGTCAAAAAAAGTTTCTATTCCTTTAATTGGATGTATGATAGCACCATCAAACATTACTGGCCCTTGATGACTAACCCACATAGCAACATTACGTTCTACATCTTCCCCAATTTTAAACCCGACTTCTGCCGTACACAATGTACCGGGAGCAGGACACCCTATTCCAAACGATATGGGAAATAATTTATAGTCCACAGGGGTATCGCCAACCATTAACCACACTTCATTATTTTTTAGGATGACAAACATACTCAATATATTAGAACCAAACCTATTGTATAATTGAGTAGCGGCAGTAATCTCTTCTACAGACCCAACATAAATACTCTGATACCCATTATCAGAACTATCAAGACCATTAAACATGTGCGGATTATTGTCCACAGAAAAGTCTATACGATTACCTTCATTTCCTTCCACATATCCACACATCATCAGTTTATTTTTATATTGTGCAGGAAATTTATATTTTTTAATGTCTTCTTGTGCAGGTATACCAGTTACTAAATCAATAGTTACTTCATCATCAGCAGCTCCAGTGAACGTATCATCAACAGAAAGTTTGTATGCATACCCGAGTGTACCAAATAATTCTGTTTGCTCCTCATCTGTAGGAGGAGTCCAATACATTAATCCTGTTTTAGAACAACTACTATCCTTTGCAGCATCTAATGTTTGATCTGTATATGATAAATTTGCCCACGAATCTCCATCCCAGTACTGTATTCCGTCAGTAGCATCAAACTGTGCGTTTGCTACATTTACTAGTGACCCCAACATTGTAAACTTGATAGCTGCCATACGATCATCGAACATTAATATGATATGATCCGCAGCAGCCAGTTGCCCTACATATAGTCCAACGGGTAAGTCAACAACAGATGGTTCACGAACATGAACAGTAAAATCTTCATATGATGTGTTTGCGTCTTTATATCTCTGAGCTTGTATTGGTTGTCTATAAATACCATCCCAAATATTTGTAGGTGCTTGCATGGGTTTGTCAACAGTTACTTGGTAAATATTAGCTGAACATTCCCCAGAAGTAGTTGTTACTTCCCACGTGTATGCATATGCATATCTCTCTTTAAAGTGTTTAGCTTTAGCTGTGCTAATTGTACTATCAAACGCCAGAGTACCTGTTACAGTTAATTTAGAAGTTCCATCAACAAGATTACCCACAGCAGCAAGGGCAGACCCATTCCAGTACTTAACTACGATAGTATCAGTACCAGCAGCATTATCGTTTGCATTAGCAGGATCTACGTACAGTTTAATTCCTTGTAGCGGAGCAGTAGATAAAACAATTCCGAATGATCTACCCGCAGTAGTATCTATTGGCATATATTCAGAAACAATCCTATTCTTAGCTTCTTCTGTAAAATCTATGGGGAAAGCGGGGGCTTCATCTGGGTCATTTGTTGCACAAGTAAAGATAGCCATAATATCCGCTTCCGTGCCTTCCCAAATAAGAGACTCTTCTTGATTACAATATGCTACTACCCCAGAAGGGCCGTTGCTCAATCTTCCAACTAAGTCTGCACTAGTATCAGAATGCAAAACTTTTGGAGCATGTTCATATGATGTACTTTCTGTTATCTTTGCTCCCCATGCATAAATATATGAAGAGCCATCACCATCATAAGTTTGATCTTCAAATGGATATTCCACAAAACACCACAATCTACAATTACCACCAGCTAATGTGCCCAAATCACCAGTAATAGTTACTAAATACCAATCGTCGGAATATGCTGTTATTGTAGCACCTGTTAATGTTGCATCATTACTAGCAACTGGTGTTCCTAAAACTCCATTCTCTAAATCAACACTCACTTCTACTAAATCAACAAATGGTGTAGCTTCTGATAATCTTAAATTTACAGCAGAACGAGTACCTTTTTTTAAAAATATTGATGTTGTATAAACAGTATCATTGTCTAAAGCACCCTCAATATATATATAATGTGTTGCATCAGCAGATCCATCTTCTGTTATTTTAGCACCAGTATTAGTACCATCAGGAGCAGTTGTTTCATTTTGTGTAGCAGTACATCTAACACCAGTAAAATCACTAAATTCTTTAGCATCTTTACCAAAGTCGTCAACAATCTTATTTGATTCACTATCAAAATCAATTTTAAAATGACCTAATCCTTCATCACAACCTACTTCAGATGTACTATAATATATTCTACCATTTCCAGAAGAATCACTAGCATGAACTAATATATAAGAATCTCCAGTTCTATTTGTCCTAAAATGAAGACCGGAATTAATATTTACATAATCTTCTATGGCTGTGGAATTAAAATCAAAATACCCATTGACTCCCTCAATGCCACTTTCACAGTATCTCATATTAATTAATTCTTGGAAGTTGTCAGCACCAATCAAGATCGGGTCAACACTAGGAAGCCATTGCCCACTGAACTTGTACATCTTATCCTTTAAAGGAATATTTTCCACCTTCGGAATATCATTTTTAATGGGAACAAATTTTTCTTTCTTTATGGTTTCACTCAAGATTACATATCCTTATTTATTACGTTTTGTATTATTATTCTGTTGTATTGGGGTAGCCCAATGACAATTATCGGAATTATATTTGCCATCATTGTCGATACGGTCAATGCTCGTTCCCTCTGGCCTTGGCCCCATGTCCCTATAAAAATTCTCGAACTTTCCCCATCGTGGATCATATGTAATTCCACGACCACCGTAATGTTCATACTCAGTTGCATTGGGATTATCACAACGAGCTTTCATATTATACCAAGAATTATATTCCCGAGATCCCCACATACCATGGGATTTATTCATAATACTGGCATGTTCTCTTTGTAAACACCCACAACTTTTAGTGTGTTCACTTGTTAGTGAGCGCCCTTCTACATAACAAATAGTACCACAATCGCACAAACATTCCCACAAGATACCACCACTCACATTTCGTTTACCAGAATCTTTAATAGCTATTAGTCTGTTAAAACTTTGTCCTTTTAAATCTTTCATACTTACCTCCTTCGTAGGTTATAAAGGGTGGGATGTAACGAAGGTACACCCCTTTATAGCCGTCGCACCCTTTTGTTATTATTTATTTCAATGTAAAGTTACTGAAAGGCTCACTACCGTAATCATATTTATCCTTGCGCTCGTGATTAATTGTATTCATATATTGCGTTAAGTACAATGCAGATTCTTGGAACATCCTATCTTTAGCTTTAGCTTTAGCAGTAGCAAATAAAAAAACTATCGTTTGATGTTCATCTCGTAAATCTGTAATATCATCAGTTTCAGAAGAACAAATGACTGTAATATCATTGCCATTCTGCGTTACTGTTGGTGTTGGAGATATGTAAAACTTCCTATTGTTCTCAAAAAAGTGTGTGGGATTACCAGTTGTGTTTTGTACGTGCCCAAATTTTTGGATGTCTATTCTCTGTAATCCTCGAACTGTAGTACCGTCATCATAGTAGCACCCTTTCGTTTTCAACAAATCACCTAACCACGATTCATCAGATGACGTATATATCCATTGATCTGTAACTAGGGAAATAGTTTCTTCACTCTCGAAACATAATAGCTTAGTGCTCAGATCAAGAGTACCTTCTTTAATCCAATTTTCTATTTCTGTATCAGACCAGAATCCGGCAGTGCTCTCGTTTATTAACGATCTAACTTCTGTGACGCATTGTGAAAGTGTATAAGCCAATTTATTTTAACTCCTCTTAAAATCCTAAGTAGTAATAATTTTTTACGTGGTTACGCCCGACAACTACGCTACTCACTGCTTGCTTAAACATATTTAAAAATAACATGTCCACATTAACTGGTTTATTGTCTTTAGCTTTAGTAGCCATAACGACGAGAGCCTCTCTTATATACTCATTAAAATAATCATCATATGGCATGTAACTCAGTATCGTTAATTTTGCAGATTTAACGTGGTAATATGCATCAAGAGTGTAGTCATCATCTGCTTCAATATCAAAGTAGAAATTAGTTGCATTGTGTGCCCAATAATTAGGTGGGCCAGTTACAGAATTTTCATCATTTAATTGGAACACGTGCATTATGTTTGCTAATTCATCTTTATAAATTAAATTCGTTCCACGATACAATGCAGTAATTCGCATACTCCTTGTTGGTTGTGTAACAGTGTTATCACCTGATGGTAGAGTTGTAGTGCTATGAGTCATTGTAAAATCAGAATTTTGTGTTATTAAAATTTTGTCGAGTAATTGTATTACACGATTTACGTAGTCAACCATTTGGTCATCATCCCATTTCTGACCTCCACGATCTTCAAGATCATATCGAGCACTACGAATGAGTTCCCCAACAGTTGTTGTACTAGATGATGTATAATTATCTGATGAGCCAATCCATTCTGCCATAACATATCCTTTTTATTAACTATTTTGTATGTAGTCATTTAGTTTTGTGGTGTCTTTTTTACTATTACAAGACAGGCACAGTATTTGGGTGTTATCTAAACGCATTATTTGACCATTGTTACTTCTATCCCACGTAGGGGAGTTTCGTTTACACTTTCCCCCTTTGGTTCCATAGCTCCAATTTAATTCACAATTACATATTTCACAAACGACAGTTTTTTTAGCATACTCTGTTAATCCATCAATATCCACTTGAATATCGTACTCTTTATATTTATGATGTTTTATAGTATCTATTGCCCAAGCTCTGTGTGGATTTTCCTCACACCATTTTATGTTTTGTACTTTACGTTTTGTTTTATTTTTCTGAAAGTATTCTTTATCATATGCTTTCTTCTCATCAATATGAGATAAATAACGTGATTCCCACTTCTCTTTATTTTCTTGATAATATTGTTTATCATATACTCTTTTCTTTTCTTTTTCTTCAGATGTTGTCATTTGTTAATCTCCTTTTCAGATTATTAAGGGCGGGATATAGAAAAGGTATATCCCATTGCTGCCGTCGCACCCTTACATTATTATTTTAAATCCACTCAGCCATAATTTATTTTCCTTTATATCCTATTGGCAAATCACCAGATGCTTTTAGGTTTTCAATTGCTATTCTTCTTATTTCAGTTTTTATTTTTTCTTCGTTTTCATCCACAACTAATTGAACGGGTGGATCTTGTGGATCAGAGGTATTTAGTCCAGTACCAAGAGGTTTGTCCTCTGAATCCAAACCTTTAAGCCAATTCTGATATTCACGCCAATCGTTGTTTCTTTCATCGTTTGGGATGAAGGTGGTTGTTTCTGTATTCTGTACTCCGCTTTCTGTTAGTTTATATTTAGCCATAATTTTTCCTTATACTCTTGATACTGCTGTGTAGTGGAATCGAAGTAAACGTTCAGTACCTGCAGCACCATTTGTACCATATACCGTAAATGTATCCTCATTAACATACGCAACTGTTCCAGCAATACCACTCCCAGCAAGCATTGTGACTTTTCCAGAAGCACCAGCAACATCATAAAGCGTCACTGTTGGTGCAGCTTTCATTACAACTGGTAATTGCACACTTTTATGTATTACATGGTCAGAATCAGTCAAGCCAGTCATACGCATGTTTTCTGCACCATTGATTGTTGCAACCCCCGGAAAAATAGTTTGCAAATAACTTTTCTGATAATACCTCTGACAGAGTCTTAATTCATCTCCTGTATTTCTCGGAACAATTGGCGTAGCAGTTGAACCAAGTTCAAGTTTCATCCACTGTACATAGATTGAACCTGTTGTAGATATTGTACCTGCTCCTGTTGGTATTAATTGGAATCTAACTTCAAGTCTACCGGGAGCAGCATCAACAGCAAGTGTTGCACTATATGTTACCCATGATGTAGTAATACTAGGTACACTCGTAACTGTAGAGCCAACTCCGTCATAAAGCATTAAATTACCAGTACTTAAAGTTATAGCAGTTGATGCTTTTACCCTGAAAGAACACGTTACAGTTTTTCCAATATACTTTTTATAATCTTCAACAGTGTGTTGAAACCTATAACTTACGTTTGTTCCTTGTACTCCAACATTAGTAATTTCCATCTCCATACATTGCTCAAATCCGGTTTCCATAGCAACAACATTCTTTTTAATGTTTACATGCGGGGCAGTTCCATCACCATCAGCCTTACCAATAAAATACCCATCAGCCGTATAAGCATCGTTAGCCGGATTAGTAAAATTCGTATTCTCTTGCCAAATAGAAAAGTCTTGGTTGATTAAAATATTATCTGATTTAGTATTTATAGCTGTGGCAACAGCTTTCTCAGTAGGTACGGCATCATCGCTATCTCCAGCGAGTGTGCCATCAGTTGAGAATTCATTTACACCAGTACCACTTGCCAAGGATACCTTGCCTCCATCGGCTATTGTTACACCCAAAGTACCACTATCATCTCTTAATAACAGACCGCCACCATCTACTGCTCGTATCTCATCAGTAGCAATGTATTTACCAGCAGGTTGAGTTATGTTTCCATCAGCAGCAATAGTTAATCTTGTTGCATTGGTTGTTTTAAATATTATTGGGGCAGCTTCTTGTGTGATAATATTTAAATCACCTGTTCCTCTATGGTAAAAACCTGTATTTGTATTTTCGCCAGTATTACTCCTTATTATTCTTAAACCATAATCAGTATACGCATCATCACCAACGAAATCAATATAGGCAAATCTATTACCACTACCAAGAGAATTGAGTTCTATTGCTGAACCATTTGTCGCTATAGTACCAGTAGTACCTATACTTAAAGCTGGGTCAGGACTCCCATCAGATGCGACTAGTTCTGAATGTCTATGGAGTGTGTTAGCAATAGAATTATCAGTCAATGTATCCAACTCCGTGCCTGTGGCAGAGGTATCTCCATGGTCTGCTATATCATGAGCAGACGCATCTATATCTCCACCTTCTCCCTCAGTACCATCATGAAGATGCGTAGGAATTGTTCCCGTATTACCAGAACTCTGTTCACCATAAAACACACGAACTAGTTTATCTGTTAAATCATCACCAGACGCATTTATAACTACTGTTGTATTAGGACTAGAATAACTGCTACTAGCAATCGTTCCGTATTTATACCCGTCAGATCCACAATTAGCCTTAGTCCTTCTATCAGCACTAAACTCTGTTGTCATATCCCCAACTAAACTAAACGAGTTGGCGTTAATATACGTAGCTGTAAATCCCTGCATTGTTTATTCCTTAACTTCGTTTATTATTTGCTTGTTGAATTGCCGTAGCCCACCTAAAGTTCCAAGGGCCATATGAGCCATCGTTGTTTACACGATCCATACTTGTACCTTTTAGTTTTTTACCAACGTCTTTTATAAATTTTGCAATGTCACGCCATCTACGACATACGAAAATTCCACGCATACCGTAGTCCTTATAATCTTTACTATTTACATTATAACATCGTCGGAACATCGCTTTCCAAATATCATAAAGTGGGTGGTGTCGTAAACCATGTGTTGTTTTAGCTTTTATTATGTTTTCTTTTTGTAAACACCCACAAGATTGTGTTGTACCGCTATTTAAATTACTAGCAATTACAATTGTTTCGTTTCCACAAGAGCAACGACACTTAAACAGTGCCATACTCCATTTATTTCTACCAACCATCCCAATAACAGTCAACCTACCAAATTGCTCACCAGATTTAATACAGTGTCGTTTCCGTGCTGGTGTGCTTAAAGCCTTTTCTTCATTCCAATTTAAAATATAAATTCTACTACGTATAGTAGTATAGTTAATCCCGACTTCTTTTGCTTTTTCTTTTAATGTTTTCATTTTATACCTCTACCTAGGTTTGCTCAAGGCCGAGGGATAAGGTAGTACCCCTCGCTTACGGTAGCTAACACCTTGATATTTATTAACTTATTGGTATCTTGCCTTCTCTTTTCAGGATTTTATAATATTTTGCCATCTTCGCCAAACAATACTGCGTATTCCTCGTAGCACTAGACGTCATGTTCTTTGCCTTCCATACTACATATGCAGCAGTAGTTGGTTCTGTTCCCGGTTCTACTGTACCGTCATTATTTCTGAGAAAAATACTTCGTAACATTCCCATTATAAATTCTCCTATTAATTTTTACTTGCGGACTCGGCCTTTTCTTTGACCTCGACTACGAGTAGGTTTAGGATCACCCTTATTTCCAACTCTAGGTGTTCCACCACAACTTCCTTTTGTTTTTGCTTTAGCCATAATCAAACCCCCCTTCTATTTATTCTGCAAGACTATCAAATTCTGCATCATCTGGGCCAGCATAGACTTCTATTGCAACTTCAAAAATGCCTGAAGATACAGCAGCAGTTAAATTTTCTAAATAAATATACCCATCAGCAGTTAAAGCAATCTCACCAGCACTCTTCAGAGTATCCATAATAGTCCAATCACCAGCACTATTGTTACTTTCTCCAGCACTCAATTCTTGCCCACCAGAACTAGTACCAATATCCATAGTAGCAGCAGCACCAGATGCGGTTAAACATCTCCAAAATCCACGAAGCAATAACCATTTATCTCTAGTCTGAAAAATTTTATTTACATCGTTGATTCCCAAATTTTGTTTGCCAAAATCTACTTTCGCATATAACCAAAAAACTCCCGGCTTTGGGGAAGGACTAGGGCTTTGGTGTTCTTTGTAATAATCGTATGTTGCCATTGTTTGTTTCTCCTTTAATTATTTTCTATTTGGTTTTAATATATACACAGTCAATTTAATCTTACCAGCTAACGCTGCTTTATTAATTATAAGATCAATTGTATCTGCTGAACTAAAAGTTACAGGTTCAAAAAACATATCTGGTATTTGAGCACCATCTGAATTAACTTCTTTAAGTCCCACATCAGAACTCAAATCATATCTGCCCCACCTGTCCGTATCTCCACCATATCCAACATCAATAGAGTCACCAGCATCCACAGACTTAGTTAATATTTCTACCTGAACACCCATTACAGTTTCATTTGCTTTGATCCCTATCATTTGTAGAACATCACCAGAAGCAAACGCCGTAGTAGCATATCCAGAACTGTCTATGTTTCCTGATGTTATGGGCAACTGTGCAAAATCAACTATCTTTGTGATAACAGCCCATACTTTCTTCTCTTCTTTCTGTTGTCTATATGGATATTCTCCACCAGCGTCTCCATATGTTGCCATTTTATTCTCCTTATGTTATGATTTCTTCATCTTCGCCTTTTGATTCTTCTGAAAATGTAGGCATAATTGGTTGTTCTTCTGACTTCGGTTGTGTTCCACCATCCAAAATAAACTTCTTTGCTGTCTCGAGATCTTCCTTGATTGTTTCAATATCTCCTTCGTGATATTTTACATATCCGGGAAACAATGAATGTCCATCGTTCCAATCTTTATATGTCATGTCCCCATTAGAGTGTGCCCACAATGCCCAATTTTGATACACAAAAAGTCTTCCCAATTCACTTTGTTTGTGATTGTTTTTATCATAATCAACATATGATTCTATCATTTCATGTAAACGTTCTTCCTTTGGTGTCATACACCAATAAGGAGATGGGCCTTTAATAAACTCAAATTCAGTACACCCACGTTTTAAAATAAGAGTTTCAGCTATCCGTTTACCGTTAGTCATATTTTTAAGAATGACATCTTTAACTGCTTCGTACTTATCTCTACCTTCTTCTAAACTACCATTATAAAAATACGCACCATAATGTTTTGGTGTATAGTCCCGTAATTCTATTCCACATTTACAAGGCCAAGGAGCTTGTTTTTGTATTTCTTCCATCTCCATCAAATCAGTAAATGTTTCAGGAGTAGCCACAACTTTCCAACATTTTAAACAACTCGGAGATATAATACCAAAATTATTAAAAAGAACATGATGGTCAAAACTACAATTTTTAGCATATAAATCCGTATGATAACTCCATGGAGTATTTGGATTATACAGGGCTTTGCCATTGCCCTTTTTTAATGTGAGTGTTGCAGCATCCCACATCCACCCTGCACCATTAAGAACAGATAGTTTTCTAAAAACATCTTGTTCCATCCACTCTCTTATTTTTCCACGAATTTTTTGTTGGGCATACATTTTCGGATCTGATTGTTGAAAACCCATTGTTATTCCCCCTCTTGTAGTTCTCGTTTAACAAACCGTAAACGTTTCATTTTGTCATCATATATAAATGATTTGTTTTTATACAAATAACCAGCTTCAATAACATCAAAATGCGTCCTGTTTTGTATCACTATCTTTTCTCCATCTAAAACAATAATCCCAACTCCTTGTTCTTCCAACCATCGAAGTGCAATTATTTTATCTACATCTACATAATTATGATTACTAAATTCTAATATCATACTCTCCCCCTTTAATTATAGGGTGAGTTTCCCCACCCTAGTTTATTACTATTCAGGTATATACATACAATTTGCCTGAACTTCCCACGTACCAGTAGGATATGTAACAGCAGCAGTTGTACCAGAATAAAGACCAGTAGCATCAGAATACCCACTAGCCATTGAGGTATTCCACGGCCCCAATTTCATGTGCACATAACCACCATACGGAAAATACTCCCCCTCTTCATGCTGAATTAATGCGGTAGCTCCAGAAGCCCCACCTACAGCACCAGTATTACCAACCGCTTTTACAGTCCCCATTGGTTCAAGTGGATTACCAATACTAGAATCAACTTTCTGGAAAGTGTCCACAAAAGTTATATTTGGCTGACTCGCAACCTCTGGATTCAACGGATCAGAAGCTAACCCAACAAGTTTCATATTACCAAATACATCCCCAGCAATAGTTCCCATACCAGCAACCTTTTCCCCATTAACTGTCGTCAGAGTAACAAGATGCGAAGCAGCAGCATAAGACGCATCTGATGTAGGTTTCTTATTCCGTGTTGCACCAAAACCCATAGTCATCAAACTAAAATCACTAGCCTTAATATCTAAATTAGCTGCCTGTGCCCCATTAATAAACATTGCAGGCGGATCTTGATCTTTCACTGCAAACACAGTAAGGTCTTTCACATATACTCTATCAGGAACTTCCAAAAGTTTCAACGGAACAGTGGTTTCAGTGGTCGGTGTAGCATCACTGACAGTCCACATTGTTTTGTTTGCAATAGATACATTGTCAAAATTAATCCTGTTCCTCAATGTAAATCCGCCCTGTCTCGGTGTAGAAGTAGGGGCAGCATCGGGGTTAACATCCGTATCTGTCAGATCTAGTGCAGTACCCAATACAGTAAATTTTATTTCTTTAGCCATTTTATCTCTCCTAAATTAGGGTTACGATCCCTTGTTAATTATGATGGGGCAACGCTCCTTACGTTGAGAGCTTTAACACCCCACCATAAAATTAATCTAAATCATCCCCCTACTATGAGTGTGCTACAGCATAACTTTGAATAGTAACAAGACCGTAATCCTTCGAATTAAATACGGACTTATTAACACCAAAGATAGAACCTACTGCAATACCCTTCTCATTACCATAATCGTCAATCTCCTCGTACCAAGACATCATATTGTCTTTCCCTACTCGGCTCTTCTCAATAGAATCATAAGCATTACCGAGAGCAAACACACCAGCTTGTGCTCCAAGAAACAAGTTGTTCCTTACAGAAGCGGCAGGAGTGTAAATACGAGTACTATCATAAATTATCATACCATTATAAACGCCTAATGCACCAGTAAAAATTGGATTAGTTTCACCACGTTTATTGGCGTACATCTGAATAGTGGGCCAATCTGTATAGGCACTATTCGCAACATCCAACCTAAGATCGGTCACTGAATAAGGGTGGAGAACAACAACATAATAATCCTTACCGTCTATATTGGTAGGTCTAATAGGCGGAGTCAGTGTTGCAGCTTTCTCCTTACAGTAATCCATATCAGCCAACGAAATCTGATCATCATTAGATACACTTCCTTGACTCGTAGCATCACCAGACCAAATAGTATTGTCAGCAGTCGGAGCTGTTGCAGTCGTTCCATGGGTCAATGTAGTGTCGCCACACAATGCCCTGAACATATAGTCGTCCATCTTGTCAGCAAACCAATCAGCGAGATTAGTCTTTGCATCAGAACGCATATCATGAATAGTACGTTGCTGACTCATGCGCCTAAAAGAGTGGGCGTTTCTTAGTTGGTCAATCTTAACAGTATCTTGGTAGTACACAAGAGCTTCCTCGTTGTCTCGCATACGATTGTCCCCAGTGATACCAGCACTTGTCATTTGCATCAAGAGATCATATTTGATCTCGTCCCCAGCACCCTTCTCTAGTTCAGTAAGGCGTTGAAGTATGGAAGTCTTTGAAGTACCAATAAACTTAGAAAACAGCGTACCTTTAAGAGCTTCTCTAAGAGTCAGTGCACCCCAAACTTTTACAGTCTGTGCGTCGTTTGTACCCACGTAAGTTACGGAAATCGTTTAAGATTTCTCCTCAGATTTCTCTGAGCATCGGACTATATCATCCCTTTCGGGTGGGGCACTCGTGTCGGTCTTATTGGATAAGCTCCTCAACCGTTAGTCTCTGAACCTTCCGGGCTACTTCTATGCTTTTCGCCCAGCTTGGATGCTGATTGCCTCCAACATTACTTGGTAAGGTTTCCAGCAGTTCACCCCATTGTTTTCTAACATTCGTAGAGTTCTTTCCTCTATAATTTAAACCCTTCATTATTTCAGCAAGACGTTCTCTTATAGATTCTAAAGGATCAACCAACCCCGGTTTACCCCTAAGTAGTGAATGATAATATCCCGCAAGAAGAGCAATCTTCGCTTGAGCTTTCTTTGCTATTAACACTGGATATAATTTCTCAATCATTTTAACTGCTGCATTATAATACACACTTAAAATAAAAGAATCGTCAGCATTAATATTTTTGTGTTTCCTATGCTCCACTATCCATTTAGTCGGGAAATTGTTCTGAACCCATTCAATTAATTTCGGGTCATTATTACAGAAACGAAGACAGACTCGATAATAATATTTGTTTCTTCTTTTATCGAATCCATTTCTCGTATACATAATCGAACCTTCACCATCTACCAATCCTGCGAAATAAGCCAATTTCTCACCATCATTCATAACTTATTTCTCCTTAGATATATTAGGCTTTCTCTACAACGAAAAAGCAGTTACAGCCATGATTATTTCTCCTTCTTAAAATGTTACCCCCTCGGACTTCTCCTCGTTCAACAATGCTTGTTCCAATTGTTTAGCTTGTGCATCTGTTAAATCCATAATATCAGAAGTTGCCAAATTACCAACCTTCTCAGTAATAGAAAGCTCATTAGCTTTAGCATTAGTATTATCAGAAAGCCCAGCGGGTTTATTAATTATTTTTTTAAACTTGTCATCACCAGTTTTGTTGGTATTTTGATTATTGTCTTTATTAAACAATGCATCAAAAGTATCAGCGGTTTTAGATAACATAGATGTAAAATGTCTTTGTGAGTCACCAGCAGTTACAACATCGACCATACTAAACTCAGGAAATTTTTCTTTAAAATCATTTTCAATATCCTTTGTCAGCACATTATCTAATGCCTGCCCAGAAGTCATCACACCAGTTAAATCATTGTCTCGCTGAAAATCAAGTACATGATCATTTACCCATTTTCTTGCCGTTTTGTACTTATTAAAAACCGTACCATATCTTTCATCAGAACCTACCAAAGTATCAATAGTTTCCTGTGCCTGTCTCTGCCCTTCGGCTGCCACGCTATTAACATTTAATGCTTTTTTTAACTGTGCTATTTCATTGTGGAGTGGATTAAGCAAATCAGTTATCTTATTACCAGAAATGAATGCTTCATTACCATCCTCTGAAAATTCCACAGGAACCCCGATATTCTCAGTGTCGTCTTTTTTAGCAGCTTGACGTTGCTGAAGTATGTTGTTAACTGTTGTCTGAAGATTACTGAGATTGCTTTTCATGTCTTGTCGTTTGTGTCGTTCCGACTTTGCGGCTTGGAGTAACCCATGCCTTTCTGACTTCATCTCATCTAACTGTGTCTTCAATTCGTCAACAGTTGTTTCATCCGATTTTGATTCGACCCTTGACTCTTCTTCGCCAGCCTCTCCGGTCTCTGAATCTTCTACGTGTAAATCTTTAAACAAATCATCTATTGTACTATTTTCTTGTTCTTCTCCCATTGTCTTTCTCCTTTACCTTTATCGTTAGTAACCAACGTTGTCCGAATATCGGACTCCCCTGTTTGCCCCCATTATGGCGCAGTGGAAGGATGCCGAAAACAATTTTTCCACATCATCCTCCCACATGCAATCCTATATGCAGGGGGGAAACCGCATATAGAAACTGGTCTACCCCTTGTATTTTATTTTGGTGTACCCCGGAAGATGACTATCTTCTCTCTCAAATCGCTCTGCATCTCCCCATTTAATCTTATCAAACCCGTCATGAAATTTATTCAGCATACCTTTATTGCCTAACTGCTGTCCAAAAATCTTCCATGAGTTTCTATATTTTCCATTTTTCGGTGTTAATGCGCTCATGTTTAAATATCCTCCCCCTTATGTTACCCTTCATAAACTTTTTTATGCCCAATTTGACCCATCTCGCTTCGAAATACGTCATAATTTAACATTTGTCACATCCCCTATCTTATCTCACGGATAACAACCTGCCCTTTTGTTGACTTGGGCCACTCATCATTGTCTTCCATATACTTGTCATAATCTTTTCTTAGTTGAATACGTAATCTTTTTGCATCTGATCTACGTATAGCTGCTCTTTGTAATCTATCATCTCGTTTACTTTCGTTTGTTTTCACTTTGTTTTCCATCCGATTCCCCCTGCTTTTGTGCTAACGTAGTAATCATTTGTGATGTAAAATTAGCAAGCATTTGTCTAGATTGCTGATCTAACTGAGCAAAAGACGTTATCATCTTCTTATCGTCTTTGTCACCCATCTGTTTAATCTTTAACATATCAACAACAAAGTCCATTTGATTCTTAGTTTCCTCTGAAGTAGCATCCCGTTCTTTAAACTCCATTTCAGAATCCATTTGTTTCTGTTGCATATCCATCTGTGCTTTCTGTTGGTTATTGATGTATTCAATCCAACGTAGCTTATCAGAAATTGGAAGTTCCATCTTTTCAATAATAACAAGAGGATCAACAGGCATCCCACCTTTCTGCATTTCTAGCAGTGCTGTCAACTCATACATCTTCTGAGTCATACTAGCGGAGGCGCTATCAGCGTTGATATTATATTCTAAATTTCGTATGTCACGAATATCCGCACTCATATTTGTAGCGGTATCTGTGATAGCCCCAGTCTCTTTGTCTATCTTGTACCTTTCGTTCTGTCCAATAATACGCAAAATCTGTTCATTAGGCATGTACTCCATAACAACAGCGAGTAATCTCTTGAACACAGCCTTTTTCATATTGTTATAATTAGTGAACAAAGGTTTCAATAGTGTCATTCCCTGTTGCTGGCGTAACCTCACAACAACTCCGGGTTCTTGACGACCACGATCCTGCCCCAATAAATCTGGATTGATCCCAGAAATTCTCTTTAGTATATCCTGAGAATACTGTTCCATCTGCATAGGTGCATTAGGAAATCTAGGGATAGAACGCTCTTTAAATTTTCCCTGATTAATAGCTCCGGGGTTTAGCCATGTTACAGACCCAGCTTCTTTCATAGACTCTTCTGCTTGGAGTTGATCTACAAACGCATCTGTTTCTGCGAATACCCCAGACTGAACTTGTTGATTTAACAGGTTAAGAGCTTGTGACCATCGTTTATTGATTTCTTTCTGTGGGTCTTTCATGATACGAACAACACCAAAATGATTATTAGTTCTACCACTAGGATCTCTGTAAGCAATCATATTACAAATAGAAAATCCATCATAAGGAAGTGGAGAATCATCATCATACAGAATATTGTTTCCAACAAACTGTAACCACATAAAAGTTTCAAATACAAACTCTTCCCCAAACTCTTGCTCGTAATCTGCTTTAATCTGCTTCAGCTTTTTCCCGTCAAATTCTTCGAATCCATTTGTTTCAGGATTAAAACCAAAATAACGTTTGAATGTTTTCCAGTATTCCATATGGACAATACGAACCATGTTCTTCGCTTTGTCGTAAAAATTTAAATCCAACGGAAGATCGTAATCAGAGGTATCACTGGCTATGCTCGATCCTATATCATCATCCATCGGGGTATTTCCAGTTAAAGAAATGCCAGTTGAATCCCACTCAGAACCGTACTCTATAAGAGCGTCTATTTTTTTGTCACCAACTTTTGGATACCTAATTTTAAAATCTGCTCTAGATAACCATTTGTCCCAACAAATATAAGATGCGTCTTCTAGGTTTACTCGTCTTGAGGCAGGA